TTAAAGTCTTAACAAGCAATTAAAAGAGCAGTAGAAATACTGCTCTTTTTTTTCGGTCAAAAACTTGACAGATTAGCGAATCATGTTATAGTAATTACATAATGACAACTAAAGGATACTAAAATGTTTAATGCAAAATTGTATGAAACTTTCAAAACTGCGTGTTCACATCGTGATATGGAAATACATTGGGATGTTAGTTCATTGAATGTTTATTTTGACAATGGCAACTATATTATGCTATGGACGCCTTTAAATACACTTCCTAGAAAACAAGAAATTGAAACAGACGAAGATATTCAATACTGTCTTGATAGGATAAATGACTATATGGAAGATTACCACATTGAGTGTAATGCAAAAGATATGTGTAGATCCCGACCATTCTTTACAGCCGCACATGCTAATGGGAAAATAATGAAATTAAAAAACAATCCTACTGTAGACGGATGGTTTGATTTGTTTGATTATGCACAAGATAATGATGCAATAGATATGGATTATGCTTTTTGGTGTCTTACAGTAGAAGATGAAGAGGAGACAGAGTAAAAACTTGACAAAATAGCGAATCGTGTTATAGTATATACATAATGACAACTAAAGGAGACAGCGTAATGACACATACTGAAAAACTTATTAACAATCTTTTGTCAAGGTTTGAATTTGGCTCAAAAGAACACAGTGATTTACTATTAAGAATTCAAGCGGCAGAAAACCGTTTATATAGAGAATTGCAAGTCATAGAAGAGGAGACAGCGTAATGGAAAACTTTCTAAATGAAAGAAAAGATGCTGGAACCTTTGAGGGTTTTGGGTTTGAACTTGAATATACTAGACTATCTGGAGATAACTTTGATATAGGCTCTCCGCTTATTCCAACTGGTGAAATACTTTATATGCCAGAAGGTATTTGGTATACAGAAAATGGGCAAGCACCTCGCCCAGATAAGAAATGGAAAGAGCGTGTTAAAGCATTTATAGAGGAGACAGCGTAATGACATATATTACACCAAGTTCGGATAAGTCACGCCATTATGATATTATAGAGTACAATGGTGCTGACATTACAATCTATGTGACACAAGAAGAATTCAACAGGCTACTAAAAGAGCGTGACTATGTAAGTCTATGTTTAGACAGTAATCTTAGAAAGAATATGGTAAAAGATTATATTGACCAATTTCCTGATTGTATACATAAAAACCATCCATTGAAAAGTGCTAAAAACTTGACAGATTAGCGAATCGTGTTATAGTATATACATAATCAAAAGAGAGGAACTAAAAATGTCTAGTGTAGTACTAAAATCTAAATGCGGAAATAAAAAGCCCAAGCCTATGGATTTTTACTTATCAGGCACTGAAATTTATAAAAGGTGTAGAGTAGAGCCAGGTTGGGACAAAAATATGGCTTTGTTCAATGCTTACAAGCATGAATTTACAAATTACAATAAAGTTACTATGGACGATATCTATCATCGTGATATTGATTGGGAAGAATCAGTAAAAGCAATGGCAGATGTATATCGTGAGTTGTATATGCTTGTTCCAAAAAAATATCATGATGTATGTAAAAAGCAATATGCCTGTTGTATCAACAGTATTAAACGTCAGTTAAGAAAGTACGAAAACTTGACAATATAGCGAATCATGTTATAGTATATACATAATCAAAACTAAAGGAGTTAAAAATGTCAAAGAAACTAAACGGTAAAGCAAAAGCAAAAGCACGTAAAATGAAGCAAAAAGCGTCTATGAAGCCAATTTCTAATGTTATCGGTATTGGTGCTTTCTATAAAGGAATGGATGACGATGGGTTTTCGTTTTCTATGGATAGCATGTCAGAACCAAAAAAAGGTTTAACCAAAGTGTTACACGATAATGTAGTTATGGCAGGTAAAGGTATTCTACAAGAGTTCCGTGACGGGACTTGGGATGTAGCAGGATGTAAAGAGCAACTTGCTCAAGCGATTGAATCATTTAACGTAAAAACATTTGGTTCAACTGAGCGTCCAATGGCGAGTGCTAAAGTTCAAAACCTAAAAGTGTCAATCGATGCTATACCTGAACTAATTGCTATCATGTCAGATATCTATGCGTTGGAGCAGGTTGGTGTAATCAAATCAGACGAATACAACGGTATGATGTATATGAAGTCAAACTTCAAAATGGCGGCATAAAACTTGACAGATAACGAATCAGTGTTATAATGTATATTGTAAGTGAGAGAAGTAACTTACATAATTTAATCAACTAAGGAGAATAAAATGTCTAAGAAACTAACAGGTAAAGCAAAAGCAAAAGCACGTAAAGTACGTAATGCAAAGAACAAAGTAAACAATCCAAATATCAACAGCATGTTTACAATGAGTCCTGCACAGAAAACTAAACTAATAGAAGGCTTTAAGCCTGATGTAGGTTTCAAACTTACTGACAAGAGTACAGATGTTGACTATGTATACATCAGCATCAGTGAACTTGCACAGAGTCTCTTGCATCATCAATCAGCAGGTCAGGGACTCCCAATGGGTGTATATAACTTGCCTTGTCAATTAGGTGAAGATATCCAAACAGAATATTTTGGAACGTTTCAATTTGATTTAAATCAAAACTATCAGTTAGCCGATTTAATTTACGAAGGTGCAATGAACGTTAAACTGCGTGTTACTGCAAATCCAGAACAGATACAGACTGGTCTGAGTGGTGAAAGTTATGTGCCTTGCAAGGTAGAGGAAGTAATTAAGCATGGCACAAGCAATGCAGGCGCAAACTTTATGCACATGATGTTTATAGGTGGTAATATGATGCAACTTACAAATAAGCAGATTGCTGATTCAATTATCGTTCACACTAAACAATACGAAGCGGCGTAAAACTTGACAGATTACAGAATCGTGTTACAATGATTCTGTAATCAAAACTAAAGGAACTAAAATGACAAATAAAATGACAGAACAAGGAGAAAGTGTAATGGACTATCCATCAATCAACCCAATTAAAATATTTGATATCAAACTTGATAAACAATACATTCTTGGAGCAAAGCGTAAAAAATCACGTGATGCAACATTACAAGAAATTTTTGGTGTAGAAGATACAGGTCGTTATTCTTATTACAAGACTAAAGGATTTTTCTCTGCTCAATTATTACTTGTAGAACATTACTTAAAATCTCACGATACAATCGCAGTGATTTATGATGGTGAGTTCTTACTCAAGCATCGTGATTCATTATTAAAGAATCAATACGATATCGTGTTGTTCAAAGAAGAAGATTGGAAACCATATAGTGATTACATATTTAAGGACAAAGACACTGTTCGTAAAAATCATCGTGATGACTGGGATTCAACTGTATTCAACCGTAACCCATCAGCAATATTTGACGGTGATATGTCATTACCACGATATATAGCACGTGAGTTAAAATCTGAACGTGATTGGAAAATGTATCTTAATGCACGTGAAAACTTTAACGACTTAATCGCCGCGTAATAAATAGTAGGCCCTTTTAGGGTCTACTTCCACACTAACTAAAAAGAGCTACCTAGTAGCTCTTTTTTTTACCTGGTGTAGATTTCTTTTTCTTCTTCTTGGTTGTTTTCTTTTTAGTTGTTTTTGGTTTTGAATAAGGCATTGTTGTCTCCTCAGTTGTTATTTGTGGTATTGCTCTTGGTATAATTATTTCGTTAGCCATCTTAGTCCTCCACCGGTATCCAGAAGTGACGACATCTTTCGCCTCCACGTACTACGAATGGATCACCTGAACGTTTACCTGACCAACTCTCACTTGACCATATTCGTTTAATTTCTTCTTCTGTATATGTCTTACCGACATGTCTAATACAGAAATCTCTACTATTAGCAATTAAGGTTCCACTGTATCTAAACTTTTTTAGACCTGCTTGTCTGGCACGATGCTTAACGAATACGCCATCAAAGTCCATTACTGTATCGTGCATTTCGTCTGTCATACGTGAATTTAAATTTGTTCCTACATTAACACCTTCAAACCGTTTTTTAAGTTGACTTAGTGTTGCGGCTATTTCTTCTTTAGCTGAGTCTCCAGCTACTCTAAGTTTTCTTAATCTATTTTGCAAACGAGTTGTTTCTAAATCGTCTACAGTAATCATAAGCCCTGAAATAGCATGTCTGGAATTTACGGCAATCTGTTGAACACCTAAGCCTGCAAGAGCACCTACAACTATTTCGGTAGTAACTGTTTGTTTGTTTTGATTTGTTGTTTCGTCCAATCTTGCGTATGCTTGTGCTTTTAATTCACTGGCTACACGATTATCTAATGGTGTAACACCATCACCTACCATTGCAATACTATCTACTGCAAGTGCATCAAATTCAGCAATATATTCACGTACACGTTCACTAACTAAAGTTCTGTAGTCCTCTGTTAGTGGTATGCGTAGTGCTAATAATTCATCAACAGTATTTGTTTCTAGTATTCTTGCCGCTACTTTATTTTCAAGTGTCTTTGATGCACTCTCCATAAACTCGTCAAAATCATCTAGGATACTGTCAATTAAATCACTATGATTCTGTATTTGTGTTTGTGTCGCCATCTAAGTTTGCTCCGAACTCTGGTGCTTGTGAACCATTCTCAATTTCTTTAATAATGGTATCCATCATTTCTTCATCTTCTATTGTGATACGTGCAATTTGTTTTGCAATCTCTGTAGAGTACTGACTACTTGATACTGGTGCCGCACTTGCTTTCATTAAGAAGTCTAGTTCGGTGTATGTATCAGTCATATCAAAGTTATCTGGATAATCAATTACGCCATCAAAGTGTCCTTCTAAATCGTAGAAGTGTAAGAAATGGTGCCAAATCTGTTCTTCTGCAATCTCTAAGTTATCGGCTATCTGTGCTAGTTTAACGTTTAATAACTCACGTTCTATCTTTAGAGATACACCACTTGCTGTTGCTTTTGATGTTGAACGCATTGCACTTAAGTTAGCCATTCTGTCAATCATTGCAGTTTTTGTTTTTAGAGATTCTAAAATACTGCTAATCGATTGGCTGTTCGCCTGTAGTAAGTATGGCTTAAGTCCCGGATCCATGTCTGTATTTTCAATCGTAATAACTGAACCAGCACCGCCCATCATGTCTACACCTTCTGTAGCCACGATTGATGGATGATTTGATATACGGATTACTTGCTCTAATTCTGATAGTTCATTGTAGATACTTTTCTGAACGTCTGCAACATCGGCTATTTGTGAGATACCTATGCCACGCTCATGTGAACGTTGTCCATACAAGAATACAGCAGGTATATGACCCATTTGATTGTCATACTGTTCTACTAACTTGTAATCAGAATCGTCTTCGTTTACTTCAAACACTGTTACTTTGTCATTTTCCCAAACACGGTAAACACATACATTATCATCTTCAAACTCTTTTAGTTTTAGATAGTCAAGCATATAACGACCATTAGCCGCTCTTGTAAAGTTCCAATCGATAATGTTTTCTGGAGTGATAACTGAAAGATATGGTCTGATGCCTTGAGACAATTCTTCTGCTAGAGTGGCAGCCTCACTTGCAGGCTTATCTAACATCAACAGCACATGACCATAGATATTTGCAAGTGTAGTTCCTTCACGCATTACGGCATCAAAACTCCGCCCCTCTAGGTCAGCATCCTTTAAGAAGGGTTGTAGAGCAGGATTATCTGCTAATGAACCAAACTCTCTTTGCGGTGAGTCTCGCCAGATGAATGAACTGTACGTGTCAACCACTGAGCGACAATGATTGTCTAATGGTGTATTCATAATACGTTTGCCGTATTCGTTATAGCCATCGTCTTCTTCTTGTAAATACTTTCTTAGGTATTGACCTTGTTGGTAATCTTGCCCACCGTAGTAACTATCGTAATAATATCTCCAACGGTAAATATGTTTTTTATACATATTATGCTTTTTTATAATGTTATCATAATCCATAGTGCTGTTCCTTTACATGTGCGTAAATCGTTTTGGTTTTGGTATCGCTCTCACTGGTTTAGTTATCGGCGCAATGTGAGCCACAAGATATCCTAGCGAATCGTTTTGATGGTCAAATCCACCGTCTTTATCAGGGATTGAAGTCCCTTCTTTATAAACTTGACGCTCTAAACAACGAATCGAATTCATACAATTTGGGTCTATTGAAAATCTCACTGTTCCATCTGCACTTTCCATAAGACTATTTACTGCATTTATTCGGTCTCGTACTGCGTCATGTTTTCTTTTTGCTTCTACTTTAAAGTATTGCTGTAGAATTGTAATATCTGTTCTTCCGTTAGCTGAGGTCTTACGCTGATGCCCTGCAGGGTCTGGGTAACAAATAACTTTTGTTCTATCATAACGGTTCATAATCTCTTGTGCTAATTCTTCTGTGTTTGAACCGTATATCGAAATCTCATCAAACTGGTGTAGTTTGCCGTTAATTATTTGACAAATCGATCCTGAAATCGGGTCAATATTAAAATCGATCCCGATATGTATTGGTGCATCTTTATCAAATTCTTGTTTTGCTACGTGCTTGTTTCTGTCAAAATTGTAGTAGATTTTTCCACTTACGTTAACCCAGCTGGCTAGATATTCCTGTTCATATTGACGTTTATCCATATCTGCTTTTGCACGTTCTAATTCATCTTCTGGGATATTACCTCCTTCTGCACTTGTAAACTGAAACGATGACCAATCTACATCATCTGTTTGTCCGTAATCATACAAGTCCTTAAAATGGTTAAAGCCCTTGGGTGTTCCACAAAATAATGCAGAACCAGGTGGTGTTTGTGCAGATAGCGTTGGACGAAGAACATCCCATGCTTCTCTTTTCATATCTGCATATTCATCCATAACTAAAAAATCTACTCCTGCACCACGAAGGGTATCATACCTATCACTCCCTTTTAAGGAAATTTTGGATCCATTAATTAAACGAATGCTTAGTTCGTTCTGATTGATTTTATCTGCCCATCCTAGTTTTATCATTTTACTTTGTAAATCTTCCCATACAATATTCTTAGCCTGAGAGTAAGTTGGTGCAACATACCAAACTGTTTTGTTTGGGTGTCTTGCAAATCTAGCCAACTCTCTAATGGCAAGAAAGGTTTTGCCTAAACGGCGCCCACCTACTAACACTCTAAAACGTGCATCTGAATCAGCAACTGCCCGTTGTGCTTTATTCAGTGGCATCGTCTGACCAAGGGAGTATTTTATCTTGTTCTGCTACCGGTGATTCCGATTGCCCCAACATAGACTTG